TTTAGGCATTACCAATTCTCCACACCTGAAATTTCTGTTTTAAATTCGCCGTCTAGCCCGTTAATTGTAGTACGTACAATCAAACTAGTTACACTACCAATACCACTATGGTTATCCTGAACCAACTCAAAGGATGTTGCTTCAGGAAATTTATCCATAGTGTCTAAAATTTTTACAACTTCTTCTCTACATAGATACATACAATCTCCTTACATTGTTGGGCCATTGCCGTTTTTAAAACCTACACTACCACCTTCAGCTTCAATACGGGCAATGACGTCTTCAAATAAGATAGGCGCAAAGTCTGTTTGTTCCACGCAAACGCAATGGTAACGAACATCGTTTTCATCACTGTACAAAATCTCTCCTGTACGTGCGTCAACGCCACGTGCTTTCTTCACGCGGTTAGCGTGAGTATGTCCATGAATGTTAACTCCAAAACGACCCATCGAGTCACTGTGTAACGGAATATGGCTTAAGATCATCCCGTTCATCACATGGTAGGCACGTAACTCACGGAAGTAAGCCCTATACTCGTCGTCACGGAAGATGTCGTGGTTACCGCGGATTAAGACCTTGTCTCCGTTTAAACGGGCTAACGTGGGTAATGCTCTGCGGTTAATAACAACATCGCCTAAATGATAGACTTTGTCTGTGGGCTTGACACGTTCGTTCCAAGCCTTGATCATAGCTTCGTCCATTTCTTCTGGACTATCCCAAGGACGTAACTTGGTAACACCATCGTTACGTGTAAAGCGGCATACACCCATGTGACCAAAGTGCGTGTCGCTTACTAAAAATACACTAGGCATAGTGCCCTCCTTTCTTAAAAATTATTAGTAAAAGTTCGCCAATCATCAACGTTTGGCTTTTCATCTTCATCGTAGGTCCAACCCAAGGCCTTCATCATGCGATGCTTGACTAGCAGGTTAGGACTGCGAAAGCGACCAGTATCCTGGAAGCCCATCATTACACCAACTTCACAGACCGCACCCGAACGGCAAATGCCTGCATAGCAATGAACAACAACATTCATATGATTGTCTAGTGCGTGTTGCAGTAATCGAACAAGTTCATTGGCCTGTTCTTGACTGCACTTCATTGCTTCTTCTAATACTTTATCCTTTTCTTCTACATCTAGAAATTCAAAGTTATGAATCTCTTTGAACTTGTGTGTAGGAGTAGGACGCCAACTAGCTGGATCAACAATGCTGATCAGCATTGAGTTCTCTCCGGCTTCGTGATGAAATCTTTTTGGGATATCATCTGCCGCTACGTTTTCAATCCATGGCATAATCGCTCCTTAACATTCAATGTCAATATTTCGACCTTTGTCCAAATCTAAACGAATATTTCTTTCTATACGTTCTGCAACAATTTGTTCAAAATTTCTACGTTCTACAAGTTTACGATAGTCTTCCTCGCGCTTTTCTTGAAGACGACGTTGTTCAAGATTGTATTCTTGTATTTGATGTTGTTGTATTCTTGAGACTTGCATTTTTTGCTCCTGTATAAAAATATTATACTATCTAATTTTGGTTTCGTCAACCTAAAAAAATAGCACCCGAAGGTGCTACCCAAACTTTGTTGTATTTCTACAACAGTTTACAACTTGTAACGATCACTCATTACAGTCTTAAGCATGATGCCTTCTGGAGTGAACTGGTCCAAATCAGCGGCTAGCAAGCTAGTCATGATTGATGGACTGAACCCACTTACCAATGCGGCACCACTCTTGTCTGCCTTTACAGGTACGTTGTCTGAACTGTTTAGGTTCCAGAAAACAATCTGTGGCACAGTGTAACCTGCATCTGCGAACTTGCGTTCGATCATTTGCATTGCGCTATCGTCGTAACGGGCGCATTGGTTAAACTGCATGTCTGACAAGATCAGCAACATGCCTGGCATGTCACTTTGTGGTACTGAGTTCTTAACCGCTACGTCTAGAATCTTGTTCATAGCCGCATGTAGGTTAGTACTCATGTCCCAATCACTCTTGCTCATTTGAGCAACCTTGTCAACAATGTTACCCTTAAGAGTAACAAGTTGTGGCTTGTCTGAGAAAGTCAAGAATGTGTCCTTGAACACGCCCTTGTTCTTATCTGCTAGGTACAAGCCCAAGCTGATTGAAACATCCATGCAAGTTACATTAGTGTTCTTGCCTGCTGGGCAGGACATAGAACCGCTAACGTCTACAATTGGCATGATGCTAGCATCTCCAACGTAGTTAGGCAAGCTGTCCCATTGTGCGATCACATGGTCAGTTTCTGTCTTGTCTAATGTTGCACGGTAGCTACCGATCACTCCCTTCAACACGTCATGTGGGAAGATTGCGCTGGCGTTAACCTTAACAGTCTTATCACCACTTACCAACTTGGCAACATACTCTGCAAATGCAGGTGTGTGACGGTTGAATGCCTTCTTGTATTGGCGAGCCGCTACAGAAGGAACGTGACTGAAGTTGATGTTATCCCAATCTCCTGCACACATTTGGGTTTCAACAACTTTTGTAAGTGCCACAAGGCTCTTACGATATTGCTTTGGAGTCATGCCAAAGAAGGCACGAACTTCAGCGGCAATTTGACCCTTACGAGGAGTCCACTTTGCGGCCAAACCGTTGTTAGCACGAAGGGCATCACCCAACATGGTATAAGCGGCTGACTTCAACACTGGATTTTGGAAGACAAAGATGTCATCCCAACGACCCACTTCTGGGATCTTCTTCAACAGTGCCAAAGCGGCGTCTGGGTCACGCTTTTCTAGATGTACTAGAATGTCACGGAACAATTGACGTTCACCTGCACCACCACGGACATCTCGTGCCCATTGTGCGATGCGTAGTGCTACATCAGCGTTTTCCACATAAGCGGCTGTAAAGTCGCTTGTGATGTCCTTACCACGACTTGCGCCAATTTTGTAGAACAAGTCAACTGTAGCCTTAGCTGTTGACTTACGAGCCTTCATACCGTTTTCAGTACGGGCTTCTTGATTTGCGATTGCGTTTACAAATGCGTTCATTTTTATTACCTTTACAGAATGTATTTTTTTCAGATTATGGTTGAAATTAAAGTTGCTGTTAACATTCTAAAACTTTAACAGGATGATCGTGCCAATTTGTTTATTTTCTGGTCTGGCCAATTACGGCACCCAGACCCTAACAACAATTCATGTTGTCTATTACATATTTTTCTGTATGTAAATCATATTCCGGATTCTCCGGACCTATCTATTCTATCAGTGTCTATTTCTAGAAAGCATTTCTGCCTGTCCTCCGACCACCTTCTATAGCATTAAGATGTAGTTTAAATTGCTGTAGTCATCCTATGACTAAACAGGATCGTTGTTGACTGCTTTTATTTTACTCAGGCCATCACTCTGAGCTTGTTGGTCTATTTCAATAGCAACCTTCAACGTCTCCAGGCAAGCCCTTCAACTCCAGCTAACTACCATAGGGTCCAACGATTCATAGTATATGAATGTTGCTGTACCGATCCTAAAACTCTTTGCAAGTTTCCTTGCTATGTATCTATTATAGTTGATTTACTACGTCTTGTCACTATATTTTGGACAATTATTTTTTAGTTCTTTCCAAATGAGTTTGACAATCGATGCACAGTTTACAACCTGCAACAGCTTCTTGTCTTGCTTTTGGAATATCTTCTCCACATTCCTCACAATGACTTAAACTAGGACCTTTTCCAATTTTTGCTCGGATAGCATCCACAGCCGCTGTATTACGTTGTAGTGTTAAGATTTGAGCAATTTCTGCTTCTTCTTCATTATTACTTTCAAATGTGTCTAAATCTGACATCTCGTCTCCTTCTTGGTACCTGGTCACGGTTTCGAACCGCGGACCTTCGCCGTGTAAAGGCGTTGCTCTACCCCTGAGCTAACCAGGCAAATCCTTATTTTATTTTGTTCAGATACTTACGGGGCTCTATAGTACCTTGTTGAATTTCCATTAATGCTGTTACAATACTATGAACATGTTCTCTCTTTTGGCTACTGGCATGCTGTCTACGAATTTCTCTTGAACGTTCACTTGCAATGAGTACAAGGTCAAATCTACTGCCTCCTGCGTTCACAACACATTTTTCTGTGTCAATTTGTGTGCCTCTACTGAGATCTAATTTTGCCATATCATTTCCTATTTAAAGCATTATTATATAGCATAATTGACATAAAGTCAATCGCTTTGGTATTGGTACCAGCGGAGGGAATCGAACCCTCTCAAGAACGCTAATCTGGCGCTAAAAGGTTTATAAAACCTCTCTGACTACCAAGTCTCGCTGGCAAAACAATCGTGCTCTATGAACATCTCATAACTATGAGTTATGCGTTTTAGTTAAACTAACGATTGAAAAATGGTTGCGGATGACGGAATCGAACCGCCGATCTGGAGCTTATGAGACTCCCGAGATACCTCTTCTCCAATCCGCTATTGATTGGTCGGAGTACAAGGATTCGAACCTTGGACCCCCTGGTCCCAAACCAGGTGCGCTACCAGACTGCGCTACACTCCGAATTTTTTGTTGTTAATGGAGCGGAGTGAGAGAATCGAACTCTCGACCGAAGATTGGAAATCTGCTGTTTTGCCATTAAACTAACCCCGCGTACTTTAGTAAAATACATTTATGGCTTTTGCTACGCTGGTGCCCTGTCCTTACTACCTATCTTATAGATAAGTTAAATGTATTTTAATAAAGTGTCTAGCTACTCACACCACATGAGCCCTAAACTGAGCGGTTACTCTGTCCATAACATTTATTCTTCTGGAAAAGGCGTTATACCAAACCCTAGGCAGTTTCCAGTATCCCCCAACAGGGACTGTGAGGTCAGGTCCTAGTGTACCCCCTGTTCTCTCGTTTCAGGGACGCTATTTCGTTAACGTAGAAATAGTAAGACGGGGTTCCTGGTGCCGCCTCCCGGGATCGAACTGGGCACCTACTGATTACAAGTCAGTTGCTCTACCAAATGAGCTAAGGCGGCATTGTTACTACTTAATTCTTGCTTCTAGTATTCTAACACGACTTAGTATTTTTGCCTTGTCTTTTGGACGACTAGATTTTTCTAACATTGTTTTCAATTGTTCTAAACTCAATGGGCCTAATCTTTGTTTTCCATTTTTTGTTAGCATTGGATTTGCTATTCTTACTTTTTTACCACCGGCACCTTTTGCCATGCTAGTATCCTCTTAAAGTTATTGGTGGAGGTGACAAGGATCGAACTTGCTACATCCTGCTTGCAAAGCAGGCGCTCTCCCAAATGAGCTACACCCCCGTTATTTCTTTCTTGGACTTGTACAACTGTCATTCCAAATATCTTGTGCTTGACGTTTGTACTCATCTAATTCGTCATAATGTTCTTCTTTCATTATGACTTGTTCATCAAACTTCTCTGCGTCTGTCTTTTTCTTTTTTCCAAAGATAGTGTCGAATCGGTCAGCATATTCTTCTTGGCTAACACTAAATGGTCTTGGTTTACTACCTTTTCCACCGTCTGACATACTATCTCCTTTACTTACTTTTATTTTTAATTCTGTTAAAAAACTTTACATGTGATTCTGCTGGTGCGAGTCGTTGACCTTGCCACCAACCTTTTTTCCACCCATCTCGCAAAATAATTTGCAAATGTAAAGAACCAACTGTATTTGGAACAAAACTAGCATACGGGCCAAAATTCATAAAAGTAGTATCTACGTTTTTAACACCCGCCCAATGAATAACTTGTACAAATACATCTTCTAAAAATACTGCAACATGATATGGCTTATTGCCGCCGTTTGAATGTTTCTTAAAAGAAAGTCCTCGTTCTTTAGCAATTTCTTCAACCCATTTGTAAATCTCACTTGTGAATATTTCATCACCAATTGGTGTTCCTATTTCTGCTGAACTTCTGATGCAATAATTGCCAGGAATTATGTTTTCACCTTTAAGCCATAAAATTTTATCTACAGCATCCTCAACATCTTTCTTACATTCAACTGTAAAACTGATTTGGCCAATACCAAACGCTTGTAAATCACGAATGTTTGCTAACGCCTTTTTAACTTTTTTCCAAATGCCAATTTTATGATAATTTTCATTATGCACACTTAGACAAATAGTTTTTAAACCTGCATCTATTAATTCTTTAACATAGTTAATATCTTCAAACTTAATAGCGTTAGTATAGATAGTAACATCTTTTGTAGATCCTCTAAATTTACTGTTAGGATCTTGTATTTCTTTAATAATATACGGTAAGTCAGAACGCATTGTTGGTTCTGCACCCATTAACGTAACACCTCCTGTAATAACAGATCTTGCCTTGGCAATGACCCATTCAGTCGACATGTCTTCTATAGTGTTATCTGGAATATGATAACAATGTTTACACATTACATTACATCTATCAGTTACTTCAATCGCTGTATCATCAAAGTAGTGTATACGTGTTGCACCGTCTGGAACTGTTTCGCTAGCATCTTCCCAAAATTGCCAATCTCGCTCAACCATAAATTCTTCATATCCGTGTTCGGGACAAGTTTTAGTTATGTAGGCGGCACCGTCGCTTCTATACTCAATAGTTGCATACAACTCTCTATAACATGTACTGCATAGTCCAGTTGCTGGCTTAGTTTGTAACACTTCGGTCATAATAATCTCTTTATTTTGGCTCCCCAACGTGGGCTCGAACCACGGACCAACAGATTAACAGTCTGCTACTCTACCGACTGAGCTATTGGGGAATAGATATTATTTATACCTGGGTACTTGCGGTACCTGTATCATTGGTTACATATTGTGTAGTACCCTGCGGACGCTTATTATCACGTGGAGAACTCTTAACAACGATCTCACTACATACTTGAGCTTCGATCATCATGCGTTTGAACTGATTACGTTGATCAGCAGTTGCGCCTTTCATTAGTCCAATCATACGTTTTGTTGTCTTACTCAATTTAAATGTCTTACCTGGTTTCATATTTTACCTTTTTAAAATTGGCGGAACGAAAGAGACTCGAACTCTTAAACCGACTTTCGCCGATCGACGGATTAGCAATCCGCTCCAATACCATTATGGGACCGTTCCTTGTCTTTTACTTATACTACTAAATTGGTGCGAGTGGCCGGAATCGAACCGGCACGACCGAAGCCGAGAGATTTTAAGTCTCTTGTGTCTACCTATTTCACCACACTCGCAATTATTTGGCGTACCCTCAGGGACTCGAACCCCGACCGACAGTTTTGGAGACTGTAATGCTGCCATTACACTAAGGATACATTATTGGCGGAGTAGACGGGACTCGAACCCGCGACCCCCGGCGTGACAGGCCAGTGCGCTAACCAACTGCGCTACTACTCCAATTAAAGGTGCTCTCTGCGGCGCTTGAATCCACGGTAGCCCTACTCTTCATGGCCGGTCCTTGCATTGGTCGACATTGACAAGTTTTTCGGTGTTCCATTGTAGCTACTACAGAAAGCATAACTTGGCGGAAGCGGTGAGATTCGAACTCACGGACCTTTTAACGGATCGGCAGTTTTCAAGACTGCTGCAATAAACCGGACTCTGCCACACTTCCTAATTTGGTGCCCCAGAGGAGACTCGAACTCCTAAAATTTGGCTTCTAAGACCAACACGTATACCAATTCCGTCACCGGGGCAATTTTCTTTATTATTATGGTGGAGGTAGCTAGATTCGAACCAACTCACCCGAAGGAACAGATTTACAGTCTGCCGCGCCTCTCCAACTGCGCCGTACCTCCATAACATATTAAAACACACTAGGGGCAATGCCATCTTACTATCCCAGTATGTTGGGTGTTGCCTAATATGTTTTAATATGGTACTCGGTAGGGGAATCGAACCCCTCTTCCCGCCGTGAAAGGGCGGTGTCCTAGACCGATAGACGAACCGAGCATATTAACTTTTAAATTTTTAATGAACGTTTTTACTAATTGCTTAGTAAGTGTATATTATAGCATCAGGTGCTATGTCTGTCAACGACTTTAAACACTAAGTTTCTTGTTAATGTAGTTTTTGGCAAACAACACATTGCTGTCAAATGGTTGAAATTCGACTTCTTTTATGCTTAAAAATTCTTCAATCGATGTGTTCGATGCATACAATGTAGGATGAAAATTCATAAGCCTAAAATCATGATTATAACTATCAGTTATAATTTCATCAGTTATTTTTTGGACTCTGTAATAATTAGTATATTCGTTCTGCCAAATTAATGTTTTGTGAGACATTCTAGGCCTGTTAATACCATCTAGGTTGTCTTCTTCTTTGTACACAGTATAACCATACTTAGAATAATCCATAGTCATTTTAGACAATGTGTTAACTGATTCTTCAACAGTAAATTTTGGTATTTCTAAAGCGTTTAACAAAAAGTTCTCACCTTGCCAATTTTCTTTTAGCCATTCGTAAGTTGTATAGATACTTTCTTCTGTTTCATATGGCAATCCAGCAATAAGAGAAATAGTTCCTCTGTAATATCCTTTGTTATGCGATTTAAAATAATTTTTAATATCGATTAAACCTTGTTTCATCTTGTCTGGATGCATACCTTTGCTAATTGCTTTTGCCGACTTGTGATTGAAAGATTCAATTCCGTAAAAATGTCCAAACATTTTCATTCTAGACAACTCTTCCATTTCATGTTGTCCTCTGCTGATTATCAAATCAGCTCTTAGAAATCCTGTAAAAAATGTTTCAAAATTTAATTTATCAACTACATCGGCAAATTTAGTTATTTTTTCTGTACTATCATTAAATGTTTCGTCCGATATCACATATCTCGAAACTCCAAATCTATCATAAGCATCGTTTAACTGTAATTCAAAATTGTCAGCATCACGAGTCCAATCGCCCTTAACACCTAATATTGGAAAGTTGCAAAAATCACAACTAAATTTACATCCTCTGCTAAACTCAACACCTAGCCATTCGTAATGTTCAATAAAGTCCCTATCTTCATAAATGATTATAGGATTTTTCCAGGGTGCTGATCCTTCGCTTGCAATCACTTTGGTACCTTTGATTGTTTTGTACTTAACTGGATCTCCGTTACTAAACAAATGCTTTAAAAGATTAATCACACTTGTTTCTGCAAAACCCATAAACTGATAGTCTATGTGTTTTGTTTTTAACGGAATGTAGATTTGTGTTCCGTAAATGATAATAATGTGAGGATAATTTTCTTTTACCCAACTAGCAGTATCTTCTGCCAGATCTGGCCATGAAGCAAAAATAGATCCAAACGCTATGAATTTTGTATTACTATCTATTCTTGAAATCAGTAACTGTTTTATTTCATCAAATGACCAATACATAAAAAAATCTATTACTTCAATATCCCAATCATTTTTTCGTAATTCTGTTGCAATCCTGTGTGCGCCAGGACCTCGACCAAGACAATTTGGTTGATTAATATTGAATAGTATTCCGTTCATAGATCATATTTATAGACTATATTGGCCGGGCTTGCAGGAATCGAACCCACACCGCTTGTTTCGAAGACAAGAATGATATCCATTTCACCAAAGCCCGATATTACTTGGTCCGGCCAGCAGGAATCGAACCCACATTCAAGAGGTAGAAGCTCTTTGTATTATCCATTATACTATGGCCGGATTGTCTGGTGCCCTTCCCCCGACTCGAACGGGGAACACACTCCTTTTGAGAGAGCCGCGTCTACCAATTGCGCCAGAAGGGCATAAAGTTTGGAGCAGGATATCGGGTTCGAACCGATGACATTCTCGTTGGCAACGAGACATTCTACCACTGAATTAATCCTGCGTAAAGAAGTTAGTAAAAGACTCTGAGAAGTTTTGGTCCCTGTTTAGGAAACTTGGCTACCCGCGAATACAGTCGCGCTCTACTCGTCTAGCAAACATGGAGTGCCATTTACCTTCAAAGATCTCCCGGACTGTAATCCTGATCTTTAATCCAGTTGAAGTGCAGTTTATAACTGCCAAGCATTAAAGGCTTCCGGCCTTTTATACCTTTTCTTTCGAAACTTCCGAACACCTTGAGCCTTTTACTAACAACTTTATTTAATAAAGTGTCAGGTTGTTCACCGCACAACCTGACAAAGCGGGGGTCTGTTCTTTGGGGTGAAAGCGGGAATCGAACCCTGTCTAACTGTTTCACAGACAGTTGTGCAACCACTACACTACTAACACCATTGGTTATTTTAAATCTAACTTATTGATAAAAATTATCGAGTATCGATTACGCTGAGTATTGTTAGCACCGCTATGCCAACAATCATGTGTATTTGCCGCATACCAACCAGTTCCATATTGACTAGTCATAAGCAGTGGATTATCTCCGCTATGGCTAGTATAGAATGTTGTTGATTGATTTGGATCGTCATCGTGATTAAAGAATAACATACCTGTACAGACTTGCATCCTTGAATCAACATGAGTATCTATATTATATCCAGGTTTGTCACATACAAACATACAAGATGTTTTAGTGTTGTTTACCAATTGCTCTGGATATTCTAAACACCATTTGTGTTTAAATTCAGGATGATTAGTCATGTCTAACAATAAATTAGGAATGTTAGTTTTTACAATATCTAAAATTTCTTTAAGAATATGACTACTAGGATTGGGACAATATCTTCTATCCTCATCTCCGTAGTATTGTTCTTTTTCTAAAGCTGTGTATACTTCTTGTTGAGCGAATGGAAAATCAATTGATAGTTTTGCAATCAATCTCCATTCGTCAGTATAATCGTATTTTAGCATACAATTATTTATAATGGTAGTAACGGTGAGACTCGAACTCACGATAAACACCGTATGAAGGTGGTGCATTAGCCACTATGCTACGTTACCATAAGGATAACAACTAAGTAGTTCCTCCATCGTTATAGGAACCATTCACCCGTGTAATAAACTCGAGCGGGACTCGGTACGTCACTTGGGATTCATCCAGTCTGCCTCCTTTACAGGCCTCCGCCGTTCCCGGCAGGT